AGTAGTCGTCAATTCAGGTGTATTTGCCATCAACTGATTAGGTCTGACGTTCTTAAGATTCTTTGTTTGAACCTGATACCAGTTAAGAGAGCGATCGTTATCGCCCGCTTTCATTCTAATATCTTTAAAGGGGTTAACTGCTGTAGCCATAACTATATTTATCTGTTACACCCCAAGGTCTTTCTCGGTTAAAACCAAGAACTGCATTCCTCTATCAACACAATATTCATCTGCAGCTTTCCATTTTGATTGATTTACCCCGTATTGAAACACCTCATCAATAAATCTCTTAGTCTGACGTTTAGGTATAGCAGGGGGTTTAGTAAACTTTTCTGGCTTTATTTCAATTAGATATTTGTTAATTGCACCATGCCTGTCTTTTACTCTAATATAGAAGTCTACGAAGTACCGATGCACCTTACTATCAACAGGAGACTTATAAGGTATAATCATAGTTTCAGATCCCCATTCAAGTACAGATGCGTTATTATCACACCATTTCATGAATTTTAACTCCCATGACGATCGATAGATGATGTCATAAATGTCACCTCTATACTTGGAAGGATTAGCGACCCTATAGCGGCCTTTGTAAGTTGCTTTGTACATAACGGGATAAATATAATATAACTTAATCCACTATTTATGGAAAAGCAATGGCTGCAGATGTAAAAAAACGTACACGTACAGAAAAAGCATTAGATGCTTACAAAGAATCCTTTGCCTCTACTAGTGGTAGAGTAAATAAAGACAAATTTAATGTTAAAGTAATTCAGTACCCTTCTGATCTCCAGACAGCACCTAACCTACAACATTATGTTCTCTTCAACATTAACGTTAGAGGTAAGTCTAAATTTAACGAAGATAATAGACAATTTGAAGTTAAAAGAAATTTGAATTCAGCAAACCTGAGTCCGGATGAAATGGCAAGCCCAGTAATACGAGGTGTTACTTATGCTACCGCAGGTGTAGCTGCAGGCGTTGCAGTTACATCATTAGTGAGTAAGGCTGCAGATGCTTTTGGTTTATCAGGGGCCGGGAAAACAGGTCCAGCGGCAGCTTCAAGACAGTCTTCAGTAAATGTTGGTTCAAAAGTAGCTGGCACCGTTGTTGGGGCAACTGTTGGCGCAACAATGGCTGCATCTAATTTACTTAAAAAAGATACCACATATAGGATTTCTGACGCTATAGCACTCTATGTTGACGGACCACCTTCAGTAAAATATAGTATGAATTATGCTAATAAAGAACTGGGTACTTTACTCGGTGTATTAAGTGGTAGCGTGTTTGACGGTCAAGGGTTAAAAAGTGCAGGCGGGGAAATCGGTGCTGCACTAGGTGCCTCCCTGGCAAAGTTACCAGGTGCATTTGGTGCTGCAGATGTAGGTTCTGCGCTCAGTGTTTCATCAGGCACATCATTGAACCCATTTAGAGAAACCGTTTTTGAATCTGTAGACTTTAGATCATTTGCTTTCAAATATAAATTCTTTCCTAAAAATAAAAAAGAATCAGATGATGTTTATAATATAATAAACACCTTTAAATTTCATATGCACCCTGAAATGTCTGAGGGTAAATTATTTTTTATTTACCCTTCCGAGTTTAACATATCATATTACTTTGGTAGTGAGGAAAATGGATACTTCCATAAATTTGCAACCTGTGTATTAGAAAATATGGAAGTGAACTATGGTGGTGAACAATTTTCGTCTTTTAGAGATGGTGCACCAACTGAAGTTAACATGTCTCTTACTTTCCGTGAACTAGAAATTCTTACTAAGAATATGGTAAGGGAAGGTTACTAATGTATTTCAAAAGCTTCCCTTATACGTTTTATTCTCTAGACGATACTAGCACAGTTCAAGTAGTAACAAATATTACTACTCGAGTTACTCTGTCTGAAGAAGTAAAAACTAATCTAGGTCTCTTTGATGAATATGATATAAGAGACGGTGAAACTCCTGAACTAGTTGCTAATAAGTTTTATAATAATTCCGAACTACATTGGTTAGTACTACATTACAACGACATTATTGACCCACGGTTTGACTGGCCTATGGATACAAACAATCTTAATAGGTATGTTGCTGGTAAATATACCGATGCAAATGCCACCCACCATTTTGAAGATGCTGATGGTAATTACACCAATGGTAATGCATATATTTTATCATCAAATGCCTTTACTAATTTTAGTGTTAATGATGCTATTACTAATAATACGAATAATGGTACAGGTTATATAACAATAAAAAATAGTAGCTCTAATGTAAGGATAACTATTACCACGGGCGGATTTAAAACAGGGGATCAGATTTTAAAATCCTCTAATACTGCTATTAGCGCTAATATTACAAGCACAATAATTTTATCTGGTACCCCTGTTACTAATTTTACCTTTGAAGACGAGGCTAATGAATCAAAGCGTAGAATTAAAATATTAAAAGCCTCTTATGTAGATGCAATTATAAATGACTTTAAAAAGAAGCTAGGTGAATAATGATTGGTGAACAAGGTCTTCAACGTGCCGGGGAGGTACGAATTGAACAACTTAAACTTATTAACTCTGCCAATGAGATAATTGATCTCACAGAGTTTATTGTTGAACTAAATTTATTTGAAGACCTTTTTAAGAACTATTTACACGGTAATCTGGTACTTACCGATAGTAGAAATTTAATTGACCGGTTTAACATTCATGGGGAAGAGTTCTTAAATGTTAAAATAAGAACCCCGTCTTTTCCAGATTCAGAAGTAATACAAAAGACGTTCAGAGTCTTTAAACTATCTGATAGAACTATTGTAAGAGATACTAACACCCAAAACTTTGTTCTACACTTTATTTCTATTGAATTCTTTTACGATGTATCTCTACCGCTATTTGCTCCGTTTGAAGGCACTATAACAGATGTTGCTGGGGCAATATTTTCGGACTTTATTGCTTCATCTCGTAATTTTGATATATCAGAATCAGGTAGAGAAATAAAAGAAAATCCTGAGCCGACAAATTTAATAGTTATTAATGAGGCTTCTAATAAAGTAAAGTTTATATCCCCAGGCTGGTCTCCTTTTAAGTGCATTAATTGGCTTGCCTCTAAAGCTATTCCAAAAGATGGTACTGCAAAGAATTATATATTTTTTGAATCTAATAAAAACTTTTACTTTGGTACTTTAGAAAACTTATTTAGAGACGCTCATGAAAGTAAAAACTACCTAGGTAGATATTTAATATCTGCATCAAACGTACGCGAGAACCAAAGTTCACAAAACGTTAATAGAGAAATGTTTCTTGCAAAAGATGTTGAAATGATAGAAACAACTGATTATATTAAAAACTATACCAGTGGGTATCTTGGTAGTAGATTAATATATCTGGATGTGTTTAACAAAGAGTATGAATTAATAGATTACGACCATACAGAGAGTTACGAGAAGCAATATCATACTTCAGGTAAGGGTGCGGAGGCAAAACCAATATTCAATAAAAATACCTTTAAGAACTTTGCAACCAATATAAGTTTTTATCCCAAAAATCCAAAACTGTTTAACGATTATAAAGATAACATCAGTGAAAAGATGGGAGAAATTCACGGCAACAGACTATCCTCATTGTTAGAATTAACTAATATTAAGATGAACATGACTATACCGGGTAGGACAGATGCAGAGGTAGGAAGAATTATTTACTTTGAATACCCCTCCATGGGAGCAAAAGATGAAAGTGACACAGGTTCATCAGCTCAAGATAAACTATATTCAGGATTCTATTTAATCACAGCTATACACCATAAGGTGAATAAGTTTGAACATACTATGATAATGGAAGTAATAAAAGATTCTTTATACGTTGATAAAGAGAGTGATAACAGGGCTTAATATGCAAAGAATTTTTAACAAAGATGGTTTTAATTGGTGGATTGGTGTCGTAGAAGACCGTATGGATCCAGAAAAAATGGGTAGATGTAGAGTCCGCATTTATGGTTATCATACCGATAGTAAGTTAATATTACCAACTAAAGACCTTCCTTGGGCAACTCCTATTCAGCCAATTACCTCGGCTGCAATTTCAGGTATTGGTACATCACCATTAGGTCCTGTTGAGGGTACCTGGGTCATTGGGTTTTTTCTTGATGGTGAAGATATGCAGCAACCCGCTATCTTTGGTACTATTGCTACTAAGGCGGCAAAAAAAGCGTTCTCCGTACAAGAAGATAAACCAGAAGTTACCAATCCTAACGATGGTATCCTTAGAGATAGTTCTGGTAACCCGGTTGTAGACGGGCAAGGAGAGCCAGTTCGTGTAGGAACACCATCAGTAGCAGGCTGGGAGATAGGTCAGACATCTGAGAAGTTTGAATCAGGGGGTAAGGGACCTGGTACAATTAATGCCTATAATGGTGCTGCAGGAGGTGATCTTGGTGGCGCATCATACGGTACATATCAGTTAGCTTCTTTCCTGCCTGCTACTATGACAAATGGTAGAGCAAGATCTTCAGCTAAAAATTCACCCGTAATTCAGTTTTTAAATACCTCGAAGTTTAAAGATAAATTTACTGGGTTAGAGCCCGCAACCGCCGCTTTCGATGCTAAATGGACTGAGATTGCAAATACTTTCAAAGCAGAATTTAAAAAAGAACAACACGATTATATCCAGAAAAAGTATTATAATGTTGCCATATCTAGCCTACAACGTCAAGGTTTAGATATGACAAAGTATGGCCCAGCTGTACAGGATCTAGTTTGGTCAGGAGCAGTACAATTTGGCCCTGCCAATATTAGTGCATTTACTGAATCATTAAGCGGTAAGAGCATACTTACTGATAAGGATATTGTTACATTAGTTAGTGAATGGAAAATTAACAACGTAGCAACGCTGTTTAAATCAAGCTCAGCTGATATTAAAGCTGGTGTTAAATCTCGTTATCAATCCGAAAAACAAGCCTTACTGAGTTTAATTAAATAATGGATCCACTAATTACAAAACAAATTCAAGGTGTTCTTGAGAACAGTATCTT